GCCGACACCACCCTCACCGGACGTGCCACCAAGGCCGCCTCGACCGCCGTCCAACGCGCCGCCACCGACACCCAGCAAGCGCTCTACTCCGACTTCCAGCTCCACTCGCCTCAGATCCTCGGCAAACGGTGGGTCACCACCAGCAACGACCCCTGCGGCATGTGCCGGGCACTCAACGGCACCATCGTCGGCGTCAACGGCGAATTCAACGCCCGTGCCACCACCGTGGCCAAAGACCTTCGGCCGGTCTGGCGCAACATGGCCGGGCCACCCCGTCACCCCAACTGCCGTTGCAAGTTAGAACTCGTGACGTTCTGAATGCTCGAAGAAACGGTGCAGCTATGCAACACGTGCTGGTTCATATCGACTCGGAACGCGGCCCGATCGGCGCGTGGAGCTTTGGCAGTGGCAAGCTACGCCACTTCTATCCGGAAAGCCTGGACGAGGCGATCAGCGAACGCGCCCGTGAAGTCATGGCCCGGCGCGACCTCGACGTCCCCGTCCCGCAATGGATGGACTTCCTCGCCGACTGCGATCCCACCCTGCTCGACAAATACCAGACGCTTGAAGTCAACGACGATCTCAGCCTGCCCGCGATCCTCGCCGACTACCGACGCATGTGGAGCACCCAGCCCGATTAAGACCCGGTAGACACCGGGAGGTAATCGTGGGCGACGAACGGCAATGCGTCGTTTGTCAAGGCTCCCTGCGGGGGCAGCGCTCGGACGCTCGCGCCTGCCGAAACGTGGAGTGCCGCCGAGCGGCGCGCGTTCCCACAGTCGAGGCGTGTGCGGTATCTGGGTGCGTCGAAAAGCCGCACTCAAAGGCTATGTGCCGGTCGCACTACCACGCCTGGATTTTGCGCGGCGAGACGACTTACCGTAAAGGTGGCGTAGGACGTCTGCCCGGTCGTACCCACTGTACGGACGGCCATCCGATCACCGAGCCGGGTCAGCACTATGACGGGCGATGCCGCCGCTGTTCTCATTGGAGAGGTACGCAGGCGTGGAAAGTCATGCGCTGGACAGAGCGAGACTTCCACAGAGCCGTTGCTGCGCAGAACGGAAAGTGTGTCATCTGCGCCCACGACTTCGACCTTCTCGGCAGTAGGACTGCACGTTCTCCAGTGTTCGACCACTGCCATAGCACCGGCAGGGGGAGGGGCATCGTCTGCCACTCCTGCAACACCGGCCTTGGATTTTTTGGCGATAACCCAGACCGATTAGAAGCCGCAGCGGCCTATCTACGTGCGCCGTTGATGGAGGCGCTCAATGTCTAGTAACCATGATCTTGTGATCGTTCCGTCCGACGGGGACGGGTATGTCAATTTGGCCCGTACGAAAACGGGGCGACTGTTCAAGAAACATCTGCTCAACAAGGGGCCATTGCGGCACCCGAAGACCGGGCAGAACATTGACGTCGACGACGACTTCTTCAACAAGGTGAAGTCCAACTTCGAATCCGGCGTCTGCCCCATCGTCCAGGTGCCCCTCGCGGACAAGAACAACGCGCACAGCGAGGAACCGGACCGGAACATCGGTGAAGTCGTCGACGTCCAAATCGAAAACGGCAAGCTCTACGCCGTCCTCGACATCCGCGACGCCGACCATGCCTCACGAATGGGCAAGACCTACCTCGGTGCCTCCGCAATGCTTTCCCTCGACTACGAGGACACCAAAACCGGAAACCACGTAGGACCCACCCTGCTCCATTCCTGCGTCACCAACCGGCCATACGTCACCGACCTCGACGACTACGAGGAGATCCTTTCCGCGTCAACCGATAGATCAGACGAAGCAGCCGTGCTGCTTTCAACGAAAACGGTCGACGCAAAACCTGTCGAGGAGACGCAAGTGCCCGAGGAGAAGACCGAGACCGTGGCAGAGCCGTCCCTCCAGGAACTGCTCACCGCTCTCAAAGAGAAGCACAGCATCGACGTGTCGGCCCTCCAGGCCGTACAGGCCGAGAGCACCAAGCAGACCGAGCTGTCGCAGACCATCGTTGACGCGCTCACCAAGGCCGGGGTCGTCCAGCTCTCCAAGAGCGACGACGACAAGGTCAGCAACGACACCGTCGTCACCGCCGTCCGGGACCTGGCCACCACCAACGTGACCCTCTCCAACCGGGTCGAAGCCATGGAGAAGCGCGAGGCGGAACACGCCGTCGACACGCTCATTTCCGGCGGCTACATCCTCCCGGCCGAGCGCGAAGCCCGTGTCGAACTGAAGCTTTCGAACGCCGCCATGTTCGACAAGCTCGTTCCGGCCCAGCCGATCGTGAAGCTGTCGACCGAGGTCGGCAAAACCGATCCGAAAGCCGACCAGCACAAGCTCGACATCGACGCCGAAATCAAGCGCTACGCCGAAATGAGCGCCGCGCGGCGCTGACCCCAATCCCCTTTAGGCATCCACCCCACGGAGGTTAGGGCTCAATGTCCGCCGTTAGCCAGTACCAGAAACTCCCGGTGCCGGGATTTGTCAGCCCGACCGGCGACTACATCGACCCGGAAATCCTCTACTCGACTGCGGCCTTTTCGCAGAAGGGCGTGACGATCGCATCCGGACAGGGCGTACTCGCCGCAGGCACGTTCCTCGGCATCAAGACCAGCGACAAGAAGTACTACGCCTACAACAACGCGCACTCGGACGGCACCGAGGTCGCGCGTGGGGTCCTACGGCGAGCCGTCGACACTGGCACCACCGTCAACGTCGGTAATGACCAGGTCAGCAACATCGTCATCCAGGGCATCCTCAAATACAACATGCTCGTCGGCGTCGACAGCGCCGCACTCACCGACCTCGGCATGATCCTGGACACCGTCCGAAACACCGCCAAGTTTTGATCAGTAAACGCATAGAGCCCCTCTCCGCCTGCCCGGAGAGGGGCTTTCTGCTGCAACCTGCCGGAATACACAGCACTCCAACCGATGGAGATAGCTAACTAGGCCAGCTAAGTGAGTCCTTTAAGGGCGGCGCAGGCCGACACCCCAATTTGGGTGTGCTGACGGAAACAAAAACGTCACGCAAGGAGACATGGGTCGATGCCCAACATTCCGCTCCTCGATCCCGTTGTCCTGCGCGGCGTGGTCGAAAAATTCACCACCCCCGAGACGCTCACCATGCTCTCGACGATCCCGCAGACGCCGTGGCCCTTCCCGAGCGTTGTCTGGGACATCATCAAGGGCTCCCGGATGGTCGCCAAGCCGAACGTCCCGAACTCCGAGGCCCACATCGTGCCCCGGCTCGGTCGCTCGCAGGCATCCGCCGCGTTCGTCTACCTTCGCGAGAAGAAGGTCTTCGAGCCGACCACCATCCACTGGCTGCGCCAGCCGGGTCAGCTCGCCGCGACCAACGCCGAACAGGCCGTCCTGCGCGAGATCAACGACCTGAACCAGCGGTTCGACAACTTCGCCGAGTACATGATCTGGGCGGCGCTCAAGGGCACCCTGAGCTTCGACTTCCCGGACGTCCAGGCGTTCGTCGACTACCAGTTCCCGGCCAGCCACCACCCGACCCCGACCGTCGGCTGGGACACCGCCACCCCGCAGCAGATCGTCAACGACATCCGCGCCTGGAAGCGGCTCATCCGCCGCGACGGCCGCGTCGAGGCCAAGGACGCCTTCGTCACCGAGCTGACCATGGCCTACATCTTCGACTCGTTCGCCGCCAACGGCGCCTCCGCGCCGCTGCTGATGAGCGACCGCATGAAGGACCAGTACTACTCCTCGGGCACCCTGCCGGGCTTCATGGGTCTGAACTGGAACACCATCGAGACCGTCTACGACGACGACGCGGGTAACTCCACCCTCTTCGTCTCGGACAACGCGCTGTTCATGGGTAACTACACCGACCAGCGCCCGGTCGAGATGTTCATCGGCCCCACCGCCGACGACGAGGCACCGGACAACTACACCGGCAAATACACCAAGACCTGGAAAGACCCGGACCCGAGCGCCCGCCAGTACCTCCTGGAGTGGAACCTTCTGCCGGTCATCACGCGGCCGGAGCAGATGATCTACGTGGCAGACGTCAGCCAGCCGTAAGGGCAACAGCGAGACCTTCACGAGTGACCCCCGGTTTTCGCCGGGGGTCACTTGTCCTTAGAGGTCCTGTATGGCTGCACCGTGAGGCCTATCTGGGGACCCCTCTCCGATAAGACCGACGTGCCGATCGACGCAAGAAAATACCCCCGGCGGAAACCCGGGGGTCATTTGTCTGTGGAGGAGGTGTGAGCATCGTGTATTGGGCGGCAGCTGCTGATACCTCTGATCCGCTGCTCACCCTCGTTCAGTACGGCGCACTGGGCGTCATCGTCATTCTGTTGGTCTTGTATACCCGCGGTTCTTTGTCGCGGGAGCGGGAACGTACAGATAGGGCTGAGGCTCAGGTGAAGGAGTTGAACGACTTCATCAGGGGCGAGCTACTGCCGAAGACGGTTGCTGCGACCGATCTGTATAAGCAGGTTGCTGAGGTTCTCGAAGAAGCCATCCAACTCATCACTGAGATGAAGGTCCGTGACAGCATCCGCCGAACTGATCAAGAAACTCATGAGGCCACGAACCCGAGGACTCGCCGTGGTGGATGATCGGGCGTTTATTGCACTGTTGAGGAGCATTCCGCAGATGAGCGACGACCAGCGGGATGACTCTGATGATGCGCTGTGGCAGTTGCAGCAGGCGGTTGAGGAGCAGAAACGCATCCTTGCTTTGCAGGCTGACCTTATTGCTCGCTTGCGTAGTGAGCTGAAGGATGTGAAGAAGTGACTCAACCCGTGCCTGACCCTGAGGAGCAGACCCCTTCGGAGCTGAGGTCTTCATTGGCGATTAACGAACTGATCGCGGCGAACGAGGCGTCCAACCGGACCATGACCGACCTGGTCGATACCGTCCGCAGCGAGACGAAGGCTCGTGACCGGAAGGTCGATGCGTTGGACAAGAACCTGCATCAGATGCGGCTGGTCACCTTCCTTGTTGCGGTGACGATGGTGGTCTTGCTGGCGTTGGCGGTCACCAATGCGTTCAACCTGTCGGCTGCCCGGAAGTCAGCAAAGCAGACGAAGGACATTGCCGGGGCTGTGCAGACGACGAACCAGACGCTGCTGGACTGTGTGAACTCAACCGGGGTGTGTGGGCAGGTCAATTCGGCTAACCAGGCGAAGATCCTCGACACGGTGAAGCAGTACGAGCTGACGGTCATCTACTGTGCGCGGACGAACCCGGCGGACCTCGACCCCAAGGGTGACAAGTTCCTGGTTTGCGTCAACAAGCTGTATCCCGGTGGACCGCAGCTGAACCGGCAGAATCAATAAGTCGGCGTCGAAGTCTCCTTCCGATGTAAAGGGTGTGCCTGGGACCGACAGTTCTTCGCAGCCGCTGGACGAGCGGCTCTCGAACCGTAACCGTCGGCACCAGCCAAAGAAGTCACCGCGTGCACCGTTCCCGCTGATCACCACTGCGCCTCGGGACGACATTCGTGCGACGACTCGGATTTATGGCGATGACTTGGACGTGTCCGATCCGGCTGCCGGTGGTGGTCGTGGGTTCAAGTACCAGTGGGAAGACGAGGCGGCCTCGCTGCATGAGGAGATCGCCCAGGTCGCGGCGGGTGGTGTCGCGTCATATACGCACCATCAGACGACTCCTGCGGCCACTTGGGTCATCGACCATCACCTGGGTTTGATTCCGAGCGTCTTTCTTCTGGACGACAACGGCCAGGTCATGTTCGGGGAGATCCAGTACCCGAGTGATCAGACCGTTCTCATTGTGCATTCCGCCCCGTACACCGGCACGGCTTACCTGAAGGCCTAAACAGGAGACGCCCGAGATGCCTATTAACTTCACCAATGTTGTTGATCTCAACAACAACCGCATCCAGAATGTCGGCGCTCCGGCTCTCTCCAGCGACGCCGTCACCAAGCAGTACGTCGACAACATCGCAACGGGTCTGGTTTGGAAGAACGCGGTCCGGGTGGCCGCGACCAGCAACGTCAGCGTGAGTTCGCCGGGTGCCACGATCGACAGCGTCACGCTGGCGAACGGCAACCGCATCCTGCTGATGGGGCAGACCAACGGTGCTGAGAACGGCATCTATGTCTTCAATGGAGCCACGTCGGCCCTGACCCGGGCGACGGACGCCGACCAGGACTCCGAGGTCGAGCCAGGCGCGGCAGTCACCGTCTCCGAGGGCACGACCAACGGCAACAAGACGTTCGTCCTGATCACCCCGGGACCGATCACGGTCGGCACCACCAGTTTGAACTGGGCGCTGCTGAACGCCGGTACCTCGCCGGTCTACACGGGCAGCGGCTCGGTCGACATCACCAACCACGTGGTCACCGCGATCGCGGCCTCCAACGGCGGCATCTCGGTCGCTTCGGGCGTCGGCGTGGTCGCCGACCCGGTCGGCGGTGTGGCGGTCGGGACGAACGGCGTCGCGGCGAAGATCGCGTCGAACTCGGGTCTGGCCGTAGACGCCTCGGGTCTGAAGTTCGTGCCGACGACCGCCGGTGGTCTGATGACCGACGCCAACGGCGCGTCGGTGGTCATCAAGGCCAACTCGGGTCTCGCGGTCGACGCGACCGGCGTACAGACCGTCCTGGCCACCAACAAGGGCCTCTCGGTCGACGCGACGGGCCTTCAGGTCACGCCAGGCAATGGTGTGGCGGTCGACGCTACCGGGGTTGTCGCGGTCGCCGATCCGGCTGGTGGTCTTCAGGTCGGTGCAGCCGGTGTGGCGGCGAAGCTGCCCGCCTCGTCCGGCCTGGCAGCGTCCAGCAGCGGCCTAGTGGTGGTCGCGAACCCGTCCGGCGGTCTGACGGTCGACACCAACGGTGTGGCCGCCGTCGCCAAGCCGAACTCCGGCATCAGCGTCGACAACACCGGCATCGGCGCGGTCCTGGCCGCGAACAAGGGCCTGTCGGTCGATAGCAACGGCCTGGCCGTCAACACCGACCCGGCCGGTGGCCTGGTCAGTACGGCGACCGGCCTGGCGATCAAGCCGTCGTCGAACATGGGCATCACGGTCGACAGCAACGGCATCTCGGCCACGCTGGACGCCAACGGCGGCATCGGGGTCACCTCGGCCGGTCTGGAGGTGGTTGCCGGTCAGGGCATCGTGGTCGACTCCACCGGCGTCCACGTTGACCTGACGGTGATGCCGCGCAAGTTCTCGGCAACCATCGGCGACGGCACAGCGACGAGTATCGCGGTCACCCACAGCCTGAACACCCGCGACGTGCAGGTGCAGATCTTCGCGACCGCCGCGCCGTACGACACGGTCTACGCCGAGGTGTCCCGTACCGACGCCAATACCGTCACCGTCGACTTCGGTCAGGCCCCGACTTCGGGTCAGTACCGCGTTGTTGTCGTCGGCTGACTTGCACTTTTAGTTGATCCCGGAAGGAGGCCGCCCGGCTCATGCCCAAGTTTCTCGGTAACCCCCTGGACATTCCGGCGGCGAGTACCACGGTTCAGGCCGTCCGTAAGGGCTATGTGGACGCGGCGGACTCTGCCCTCGCCGTCCGACTCGCCGCCCTGGAAGCCGGAGGCGGCGGCGGTGGCACTGGCGGACCGGGTATCTCCTACCGGGGGTACTGGAGCGTCTCGGTCGCCTACGCGATCGGCGACGTCGTGCAGTACGAGGGGAACGGCTTCGTCGCGCTCCTGGCGAGTACCGGCGTTGCCCCGGCCACAGACGCCTCCAACAGCCACTGGGGGCTGCTGGTCCTGCACGGTGACCAGGGGGATGCGGCGACCGTCACCGTCGGCACCGTCACCAACGGCGGATTGGGCGCCGTCCTGGCCATCAGCAACAGCGGCACGAACAACGACGCGGTCTTCGACTTCACCTTCCCGGCGTGGGAGCTGGCCGACTCCTACCTCGGGGCCTGGTTGGTGGGTAGCAGCTACCCGGCCGGGGCGATCGTCACCCACGACGGTTCTACGTTCTTCGCGGTGCAGGACAACGTCGGTGTGGAGCCGCTGCCCGGCGACGACATCAACTGGTCGGTCCTCGCGCTGGCCGGTGACGACGGGGCTAGAGGCCCGGTCGGGATGACGCCTCGGGGCACCTACAGCGCCGTCGCCACCTACGGGGTCGGCGATGTGGTCACCTGGAACGGGTCTGCGTTCATCGCCGTCCTGCCGAACTCGACCGGGGACGACCCGGAAGCCTCCGCAAGCTGGAGTCTGCTGGTCTCCAAGGGGGACCCGGGAGCTGTCGGTTCCGCCGGGACCGCTGGAGCTACGGGACCGACTGGTCCCACCGGCCCGGCCGGAACCGCTGGTGCGACCGGCGCTACGGGATCCGCCGGAGCGACTGGTACGGCTGCCACCGTGGCCGTGGGAACGACCACCACCGGCGCCGCCGGAAGCAACGCGTCGGTCACCAATTCCGGCAGCAGTTCCGCCGCCGTCCTCAACTTCACCGTTCCTCAGGGTGCTGCGGGTACGACCGGGGCTACGGGAGCAACCGGCTCCACGGGTGCTGCGGGAACAGCTGCCAGTGTCGCCGTGGGCACGACCACCACCGGGGCGGCAGGCAGCAACGCGGCTGTCACCAACAGCGGTAGCAACTCAGCCGCTGTCCTCAACTTCACCGTGCCGCAGGGCGCGGCAGGTGCCACCGGAGCAACCGGCACGGCCGGGACGGCCGCCTCTGTGGCGGTCGGCACCACCACCACCGGCGCGGCCGGGTCGAACGCAGCGGTTAGCAACTCGGGATCCAGCAGCGCAGCCGTCTTCAACTTCACCGTTCCCAAGGGCGACACCGGAGCCACGGGTGCAGCTGGCACGAACGGCACCGGCCTCAACTTCCGGGGGGCCTGGGTCTCGGGCACCAGCTACGCCGTGAACGACGTCGTCACCTACGGCGGCAGCACCTACCGGCTCCTGATCGCCTACAGCGGAACCGCAGTCCCGTCGGCCAGTTCGAACACGATCTACGAGACCCAAGCCGCCGGTCACAACTTCCGGGGCGCCTGGGTATCGGGCACCCAGTATTACAAGAACGACCTGGTCACCTACAGCGGCCAGGTCTACCTGCTGACCGTCAACTCGGCCTCCGGAACGACTAACCCGGCCACCGACACCACGAACTGGACGCTGTTCGCCGCCAAGGGGGCAGACGGGGCCACCGGCGCCACCGGCGCCACGGGCACAACGGGCACGACGGGCACCGCAGCCACGATCGCAATCGGTACAACGACCAGCGGTGCACCCGGTAGCAACGCGGCGGTCACCAACTCGGGATCCAGCAGCGCTGCCGTCTTCAACTTCACCGTTCCGGTTGGCGCCACCGGGGCAACGGGCTCCACGGGTGCGACCGGCGCGACTGGCCCCGCTGGGGATCCGGCGACGAACCTGGTCACCTCAGTTGCAGGGCGGCAGGGTGTAGTTGTCCTGACCTCCGCTGACGTGGGTTTGGCCAATGTCAACAACACCACGGACGCCGCCAAGCCGGTCTCCACCGCTGCTCAGGCCGCCTTGGACCTGAAAGCCCCGCTGGCGTCCCCGGCCTTCACGGGCACTCCGACCGGCCTGACGAAAGCACACGTCGGACTGTCCAACGTCGACAACACCGCCGACACGGCGAAGCCGGTCTCCACCGCGCAGGCGGCGGCGGACGCGTTGAAGGTCGCCAAGGCCGGTGACACGATGACCGGCGGGATCGCCGCCACGCTGTCGGCGGTCGGCACGTCTCTGCTGAGTGGTGCGGTCAATGGTGACTCGTTCGGCCGGGTGAACGTTGGCGCGGACGGCAAAGTCGGCTGGGGTCCAGGAACGGTTACACAGGACACCAACCTGTACCGATCTGCTGCCGACACGCTCAAGACGGACGATTCCCTGATCGTCGGCACCAACCTCACGGTCACGGGCACCTCGACGTTCACCGGAATTCCTTCCGCACCAACCGCGACAGCAGGTACCAACACCACCCAGTTGGCGACCACGCAGTTCGTCACCACGGCGGTGTCTGGCGTCAGCGGCGGTAGTAGTCCGGTTCGAGCCACCGCCACCTACACCACCTCGGGTGCGGTCGCCGGAACCAACTACAGCGGCACCATCACGATGGCTACCGGCTACCGGCTGCTGGCATTGACGACCTCGGCGGCGGCCCGGGTCCGCGTTTACACCGACGCGGCCAGTGCGAGCGCCGACACGTCCCGGGCCATCACCACGGCGGTACCCGACAATTCGGGGCTGGTGCTGGAATACCTGACGGTGGGCAGCACCCTGCAAAAGCTGTCGCCCGTTCCGTCCGGCTACTCGATGGAGACGGTGCCGACGACGGCGATCCCTATCGTGGTCACCCCGACCGGCGCGACGGCGGTCACGGTGACCCTCGTCTACGTGGCGACGGAGTAACGCCCGTGCCTGACATCAACTCTCTGTTTCCTGACAGTGGTTTGCCCACCGGCACTGGGAGCGGGGTGGCGTGGTCACCGTCGGGTAATCATCTCGCCGTTGCCTTCAGTGCTGCCCCGTACGTGGCGGTGTACGCGTTCAATGGCAGCACCCTCACCAAGATCGCCAACCCCGTAACCCTGCCCTCCGGCACCGGGAACGGAGTGGCATGGTCGCCGTCCGGTAACTACCTCGCGGTGGGGTCCGGAGCCAGCCCGTACCTGCTGGTGTACGGGTTCGACGGCACCACGCTGACGAAACTGGCGAACCCGGCCACCCCCCCCACTGCCGCCGTGTACATGCCATCGTGGTCGCCGTCGGGCAACTACCTCGCATTCGGTTGGAACGCCAGTCCATGGATGTCGGTGTACGGGTTCGACGGCACCACGCTGACGAAATTGGCCAACCCGGCCACTTTGCCCACCGCCTCCGTCGCATCGGTGGCGTGGTCACCGTCGGGCAACTATTTGGCTCTGCCAGTCAACGCCACCCCGTACATGCTGGTGTACGGGTTCGACGGCACCACGCTGACGAAATTGGCCAACCCCGCCACCCTGCCCAATGGCAACGGGCAGTCGGTGGCGTGGTCGCCGTCCGGCAACTATCTTGCTCTTGGCTCTGGCGCCAGCCCGTGGATGTCGGTGTACGGGTTCGACGGCACCACGCTGACGAAACTGGCTGATCCGGCCACCAAGCCCAGCGGGACCGGGTACGCGGCGACGTGGTCACCGTCAGGCAACTATCTTGCCGTCGGGTCGAACGCCAGCCCCTGGGTGTCGGCTTACGCGTTCGACGGCACCACTCTGACCAAGATCGCCGACCCAGCCAGCCTGCCAACCGCTGCCGTGCGTGGGGCCGCGTGGTCGCCGTCCGGCAGCTATCTCGCTGTGGGGTCCAGTGCCAGCCCGTGGATATCGGTGTACGCCACAGGCCTTGGGGTGGCGACCGGGCCAGGAGCCGTGGTGAAGCAGGTCACCGGGCAGGTATACCCGTGACCCAGCCGATACGAACCCGACCGCAGTGACCCTCACCCTCGTCTATGTTGCGACGGAGTAGCCGCCATGCCCACCCTCTACGCCCTGTTTCCCGACAGTGGTCTGCCCTCCAGCACCGGGTACGCGGTGGCGTGGTCGCCGTCCGGCAACTACCTCGCGGTGGGGTCCGGAGCCAGCCCGTGGATGTCGGTGTATGCATTCAATGGCAGCACTCTGACGAAGATCGCCGATCCCACCACCCTGCCTACCTCCAACGGGAACGCGGCGGCGTGGTCGCCGTCCGGAAACCACCTCGCTATCGCCTCCGGGGCCAGCCCGTGGATGTTGGTGTATGCATTCAATGGCAGCACTCTGACGAAGATCGCCGACCCCGCCACCCTGCCTACCGCCGCCTGCGTTTCGGCGGCGTGGTCGCCGTCGGGCAACCACCTCGTCATCGGCAGTACCGCCAGTCCGTTTATTTTGGTGTATGCGTTCAATGGCAGCACCCTGACCAAGCTTGCCAACCCTGCCACCCTGCCCACCAGCTACGGTCGTGCGGTGGCGTGGTCGCCGTCAGGCAACTATCTCGCCGTCGCCATCGCCGCCAGTCCATGGATGTCGGTGTACGGGTTCGACGGCACCACGCTGACGAAATTGGCGAACCCCGCCACCCTGCCCACCGCCTCCGGGAACGGGGCGGCGTGGTCGCCGTCCGGAAACCACCTCGCTATCGCCTCCGGCGCCACCCCGTTCATTTCGGTGTACTCATTCAACGGCAGCACGCTCACCAAGCTTGCAGATCCGGCCACTTTGCCCACCGCTGCCGGGTACGCGGTGGCGTGGTCGCCGTCCGGCAACTATCTTGCTGTCGCCTCCGGGGCCACCCCGTTTATTTCGGTGTACGGGTTCGACGGCACCACACTGACCAAGCTTGCCAACCCGACCACCCTGCCTACCTCCAACGGAAACACGGCGGCGTGGTCGCCGTCCGGTAACTACCTCGCGGTGGGGTCCAGCACCAGCCCGTGGATATCGCTGTACGGCACGGGCGCAGCGAGCGGGGCGGCCCGGCACCTCACCGGGCAGATCTACCCGGTGAAACACAACTGACCGCCCGCGCCCTGCTGCCGTGGTCTTTGCCTGACACCGATAAGGACGGTGAAAGGTGGTGGCCAACCATGCCCCGAGGAGTACCAGCTAATGGGCGGCGTCAGCCCCGTGCAGTCCCAGCCGAGAAGCGAGACGCCCCGCCGCCCGTGGCCGCGCAGGCCGAGGACTTGGCGGATCGAGAGCCCCGGCCCGCCGAAAGCGAAGCGGCGCCAATCCTCGACCCCACCGTCACCTCCGTACCTGTAGGGGTTCCCGAGACTGAGCTGACGCCGGAGCAGCAAGAGATCAAGATGCTGCGCGACCTGCTCGCGAAGAAGCAGGGTCGCGAGGACCCCGAGCCCGAGGTGGACGAGAACATCGTCGAGGGCGACGAGAGCAACATCCTGGTCCACTTCCTCGAAGACGGTCTCACGGTCAACGGGCGGGTCATGTACCGCGGCGACGAACTGGAATTCGCGGTCGGTGGCCAGGCCTACAAGGACACGTTCAACCGCTTCGGAGTGACCTGGCTCGACCTACGAGACAGCGACTTCGCGCAGGTCGAGCGGTTCGGGAAGGTCATGTTCCGGTCCGGTGCGTGGCCCGGCAAGACCTACGCCGACGGCACCTGGGAGGCCATGAAAGCCGAACGCGGCGATGGTCGCCTCCGGCCGCCGCCGGAAGAGGAGATCGCGCGGGCGGAGAAGCTGCGGCTGAAGCGGGCCGCGCCGAAGCTCACCGCCCTGGTGTGAGGAGACGCCGATGCTAACCCCGCCCACCATTGACGACCTGGCGGCATTCACCGGCCGCCCGGCTGCCACGTTCGGTCCGTTCGCGACCGCGGCGCTGGAACAGTCCGCGCTGATGTTCTCGATCGTCACCCAGCTCAGCGACTATCCGGAAGATCCGGACCAGGCGAAGCTGGCCAGCTTCGCGATCATGGAGCTGGCTGACCGGCTCGTCCTGGAGCAGCCGTACCAGTCGATTTCGGCGAGCCCGTTCCAGACCGAGACCATCGGGTCGTACTCCTACAGCCGGGTCACCCAGACCTCGCTGAAGGTGCAGGCCGGGGCCCGCACCGGCCTCTACTGGTGGGATCTCGCCGTCGACCAGCTCACCCAGCCGGGGCAGTCGCTGGTAGCCAACGGCGGAGTCCACGTCTACGACAACGGCATCGTCGTCGACCCCAACGGGGGCTGGATGATCGAGAACCCACACGCCGGAGCGGACCGGCCGCCCTACATCCGGATCTCCTGATGTCGACACTGCGGCATCTCTACGCCTCCCGGGTCGAGGTCCTGCGGCTCGATCTGGACTTCACCGACGGTGTCGCCACCCAGTCCTGGGAAAAGCTCCAGACCATCGTGGACCCCTACCTCGGGGTGCCCGGGGAAATGCTGTGCCGCCTCGACCTGTCGTTCCAGCGCCCCGGCAAGGACCAGCCACAACCGATCGTCGCCGGACGAGCCCCGGACCGAGTCGGGTTGATGTTCTTCGACCCCACTACCGAGATCCTCGCCGGAGACCGCTTCCACTGCCTCGACGGGCCGGTCTCCGGCACCTTCGAGATGCGGGTGCAGGCCGACCCGGCACAGGACTACAGCAGTGCACATCACCTCGAAGTCCAGGTGATCGAGGTCGCCCAGAAGGACCAGATCAACTTCCTCGCCGGGCCGGAGGGCTGAGATGAGCTACCGGGTAGACACCCGTTGCGCCGACCTGGAGTTCGACCGGCTCGAAGCGGGCTTCACCAGCTACGACTACACCAACTTCAGCCGGGTCCTGCTGATGGTGTTCGCTCGCGTCGAGGGTGATGTTCACGTCGAGACCGGCCGCCTCAAAGCATCCGGGCGAGCCGACGTAGAACGCAGCACGCCGGAGACCTGGGCAGGAGAGATCAGCTTCGGTGGCGGCAACGTCCGATGGGCCGCCAGCGAGCACTTCGGCTACTCGCCGAAGCACGGCGGCTACCCGAGCCACGCCTACTTCCGCAAGGTCGGCTGGCAGCCGCTACCCCGCTTCGCGGCGCCCGGCGCGCCGGTGCCGTGGAACGTCGGCCCGATCTCCAACACCGAGTCCAGCCAGGGCGTGCCGATCGAGGACGACATGCTCGGCCCGGCCAGCTCGTTCATCTCCCGGGGCCGCAACACCCCGCACCCGGAAGGGCCACTGCGGTGACCCAACCCCTGGGCGATGACATCGTCACCGGCGCCACCAAATACCTGCAAGCGCAACCTGAGTGCCTGACCGCAGTCGACACGTTCAACATCAGCGGCCGAGTCGTGCCAGGCATCTTCGCCTACCAGCTGGGCGTACGCATGGAGCAGTCCCAACGGACCAGTGTGCTGATCACCCACGACGGCGGCTGGGCGGCGCCGAACATCGTCAACAGCATGCGGTTCCCGCGACTGCTGCTCAGCGTCCTGGCCGACCCGCTGCGCGACGGCAACGGCAACGCCCGGGATCCGATGTTGCAGCGCCGGGCGAACGCCTGTTTCGAGACCTTCGACAAGTACTTGCATTGCATCGGCAGCGGCGAAATGTGGTGGGGGACCCTGCGGGTTCTCGACTCGATCCGGCTGACCGAACCCTCCGTTAACAGTGTCGGCGATGGTGACGGACTGATCCGGATGCAGGCGTACTACGCGATCACTCAAGGATGACTGTGCGAGTCCTTCTGAATTCTCCGATCAACGCACATTCTGGCTACGGGAATGATGGGTGTGCGTTGGCTTTGGCGTTACGGGATGCCGGGTGTGACGTCTATCTGGAGCCGCACGCTGTTCAGGCACCGCTTCCGTCAGCGGTTGCCGAGCTGTTCACCAAACGCCTCGAAGCACCGTTCGATCTGCATCTGCATCACTGGGATCCGACGCATTTCGGGATCACCGATGGCGCCCGCCGGGCCGCGAAGATCACCGTCGCCTGGACGATGTGGGAGTTCGAGACGCTGGACAACATGCCCGGCCGTTCCAAGCTGAAGAAGAACCTGAAGAACTATGACCTGGTTGTCGGCTACGACCAGGTCAGTACCGAGGCTCTCAAGCCGTATGTCACGACGGGTCAGGCCACGGTTCAGGGCGGCTATTGGCCGCAGATGTGGCCCGCCCGGCCTCGTGATTGGGCGGCGAAGCCGTTCAATTTCTGCATGGTCGGTGCACTGGGCCCGCGCAAGGACCCGTTCGTGGCGATCGACGCGTTCCGGGAGCTGCGGGAGGAACACCCGGAGATCGACATCCGGCTCAACATCAAGACCGTCGCCCCCGGCCTGCACTCCAAGATCGAAGAAGCCGTTCCCGGCGTGAGGATCTTCTACGAGGTTTGGCCTCAAGAGGTTCTACGGGATTTCTACTACAGCCAGCACGTGCTCCTCGCACCCAGCCACGGCGAGGGCAAGAACCTGCCCGCGCTGGAGATGCTGTCCACCGGCGGCACCGTGATCGCTACCAACTGGGGCGGGCACACCCAGTGGTTGTCGGGCCAGATCGCTTACCCGCTGGAGTACCAGCTGGAGCCGCTGAACGCGGGGATCCCGAACTGCCGGTGGGCGAAGGCGTCCAAGGACCACCTCAAGCAACTGATGCTGCACGCCTACGCCAACCGCGGTGAGGTGGCCCGCAAGGCTGAGCTGGCCGCCGACCTCATCCCGGCGATGTGTAACTGGCCGAAGGTCCTTGACCGGCTCATGGAGCGGGTCGGTGAGATCGGTGAGCGCGGTGAGCGGGTGCTGCACAAGTACCGGGTGGCTCAGGCCCGGGTCCGTGAAGAGCGTGAAATCCCGGTGGTCTTATGAGCACGGTTGAGGTTCGGTGCCCGGTCGGGCCGAAGAAGCTCTTCACGAAACTCAAGCTCGGCGAGGAATTCGCAAAGTACTTGCCCGACGGGCTGATTGAGTTCACGTGCACTGACTGTGCGAAGGCTTTCCGCCGGAAGACCAATCACTTCTTTCGAATCTTTCACAGTTACAACTTCGTCGGCGAGCTGATCAGTACCCGAGGCGAGGAACTCTGGCTGTGCCGGTATAGCACGTGTAGTCACGATGATCGTTGCTGCGCGATCGGGCAGACCCTGCGTTAAGTCCGTCCGATTAGACACGTTGACCCGTCCGCGCCGTCTAAAGGGTGTGTCAGCGTGACTAGCACTACGGTTGAAGGCTTTTCTCTTACCCACGCCGCAATCCTCAATGGCACCACCGGCGCCGAAGAGGCCGCTGGCGATATCTACGGTGTTCGCACCGGCACCATCGCCGTGGACACGGGCAACTACGACAACACCGGCGACGACGCTGTTCTCAGCTCGTGGTTCTGGTTCAACTACGCGACCGTGACGATTCAGTCGGGATATATCCCGTTCGATACGATCGCGCTTCTCGCGGGTTCGGACATCACGTCTTCGGGTTCTGGCACTGGCGACTACTACAGCCTTCCGCTGTGGGAAGAGACGTCGCTGAACCAGCCGGTTCGGCCGATGCTCGTTCGGGTTCCCGGTAAAGACAAGGACGGCGCCATTCGGACGCTGGACTTCGTTCTCTACAAGGTCCAGTTCGGCCCGTTCAGCTTCGATGGTCCGGCTTACAAGTCCGGTCTGCTCCTGAACTACACCGGCCGCGCGGTCATGAGTGACAAGGACGAGACGGGCACTCCTCTGGCGCGCCGGTCGATCGGTCGACTCATCAACCGCCCGGCTGTCTGAGCCTTCTTTTCTCAATAAATCTCGCTGGAGCCCTGGAGGCCGTAATGGCGACTGAAATCGACAAGCTGGACCCCATTCCGGAGTCCGTCACTTTGCGCTCCGGAATGGTCGTCCAGCTTGAGGCTTTGCGGCTTCGGCAGTTCCTCAAGCTGATGCGCATCCTCACCCACGGGGCGCTGCCGGGCATGCGCGAGGCCGGGCTGCTGAACATTCAGGCAGCCGAGGACACGAGTGAGTTCATGGGCCGCCTGCTCTCGGTCACCCTGCTGTCCATTCCGGACGCGGAGAACGAGACCGTCGACTTCGTTCGCAGCCTGTGCTACCCGAGCGGGCTCGTCGAGCCGGGCGGTAAGCGGGGCCTGAACAAGCAGGACGTCGAGCAGAACCAGTTGCTCTGGGATGCCCTCGACGAGGAACTGGTCAACCCGGATCTGGATGACCTGGTCACGATTATCGAGGCCGTCATCAAGCGGGAAGCTGGTGACGTTCAGGCACTGGGAAAACGCCTGGCCAGCATGTTCAAGCTGGCGGAGATGACCGGCCAGATGCCGACCTCGTCGAAGTCCCCGAGCCCGAAGGAGTCGATCTCGGACTCCTCGGAGGGTTCTCGCGGGCGTTCCACCTCGTCTCGTCGCAGTACGGCTGGTCGGACGATCAAATCCGCGACCTCCCTCTTGGACGGCTCCGACAATGCCTCGCCGCGATCGGGGAAGCGCAGCACTACGCGCGGTGGGAACGCCAGCATTGGCTGAAATGGCAGACCAGATTGATCTGCACCTATGTCGCAGCGACGGTGCCGGTCGAGAAGGAAGGCGCCAAGAACGCGCTGCTGGATTCGGCTATCAAGATCGGTCTTGAGGACGAGTTCGACGAGGAAGAACAACAGCAGAAGAAAAGCCCGGCCGAGCCGGAACCCGGAAGTTATGAACGTTTCATGATGACTTTCGGTAGTCCTGCTCGATGGGCTGGCCGGTGAAGTAAGGGGGCTGGCGTACCGTGCCGGATTTTAACGACGTTGTACGCCACGTCATCCTCCGTATCCTTGTCGACCAGACCGGCCTCGCTGAGGACATCGCGAAGGCCAAGGAGAAGCTCAAGGCTCTTGACGATGCGGGGAAAGAGTCTGACAAAAACCGCATCAAATCTGCCGAAGATGTTGCCAAGGCATATGAGCGTCAGAAAGACGCGATCGACGACAACCGTCGCGCTGTCGAAGACCACCAGGCCGCGGTCAACCGCGACGCCGGTAACGCCAAAGACCGCCTGGATCAGTCGACGAAGCAGGCTGCCGCCAACACCAAGGCGCAGACCGACTCGATCAACAAGATCCAAGAAGCCGATGACAAAGCCCACCGGCGCAATCTGGATCAGTACAAGGCCCAGGCGCAGGCCGAGCGGGACCTGGAAAAGGTCCGGATCGACGCGGCCGACCGGGCCAGCCGGGAACAGCAGAAACTCAATCAGCAGCTCGCCAGCAAACAGCACGAGATCAATGACAGCGAGTTCCTGCGGGATGCGTCGCAGCCGAATCGGCTTCAGGGGCTGCTGGACGAGATCTCGCAGGCCTCCAAGCAGCTCAAGGCCCAGACTGACAGCAGTCAGCACGACGCCCGTCACCGCGGCAGCCTGGCCGACGCCGCGGCCTCCGACGCCTCCTTGGCCAAGACGGCCGCACTGGCCGCGCAGGACGGGCGCTCCGCCGACGCCGTCGACCGGCGTTCCCGCAGCCTTCAGACCGAGCGCCGGTCCCGGCAGGAACTGGCAAACCTCGCGCAGCAGGGCAACGTGCTGGAGCAGCGCGCTCTGGAGATCGTGGAGCGCCGGGCGAAGACCGAGGCTAGTAGCGCTAAAGCCGCTCAGACCCGCCAGCAGGGCCTGGGGGCGTTCTTCAAGAGCCTGGGCAACGTCGCCAGCGACACGGCCGTTCTCGGCGGCCGTAGCGTCGTCAGCGCACCCTCCGCGGCCCGCCGGGCCGGGCAGGACGTCGAGAAGCAGTTCCAGCAGCGGCGCGGTCTTCAGGACTTCGGCCAGAGTTCGTTCAAGGACCTGGAAAAGGAAGTCACCCGCGGCGAAGCGATCGTCGGGAACTTCTTCCACGCCTTCGGTCGCGACGCCGAAGACGGTGTCTTGGCCGTCCGCAAGATGCGGGCCGAGGTCACCGCGTTCTTCGGCGACCTGAACCGGGCCCGAGGTTCCGGCGGCGGCGGCGGCGCGAAGCTGTTCACCGACCTGTTCCAGAGCGCCATCGGTCTGGGCGAGGCCCTGGACTTCAAGCTCGGTGGCCTGGCCAAGCACTTCGCGTCGATGGAATCGATCATCGTCGCCGTTGTGGCCGCCTTGGGTCCGCTGGCGGCGATCCTCGGCGCGGTCGGCGCGGCTGCGCTCGGGGTGGCCAGTAACGTGGTCGCGCTCAGTGGTGCCCTGTTCGCTCTCCCCGGCATTCTGACCGCGGTCATCTCCGGCTTCGGTGTACTCGCCCTGGTCCTCAAGCCGCTGACTGGCTTGCTCAGTAGCTACGAGTCGGCGATGAAGACCAGCGCCGCCACGGCCACCCAGGCCAAGGATGCGGCGCTCGACTACAAGCAGGCTCTGCTTCAGCAGAAGCAGTCTGAGACCGACTATCACCGCACTCAGCAGGACGGCATCCTGCTGCAACGCCGGGTGGACGACGCCCGCAAGGAAGCCAAACGCAACGTCGAGGACTACCAGGAGTCCTTGAAAAAGCTGGCCTTCGACGAGGAGGGTGCCCAGCTCGACGTCGATCAGGCCCTTCAGAATTACAAGCGCACCTTGGCCGACCCGACCGCGTCCGCACTGGACCGCCGTCAGGCCCAGCACGACTATCAGGGCGCCCTGGAGAACCAGTACGACACCCAGAAGCAGGGGAAACGTACTCAGGAAGACGCCAAAGAGGCCATCAGCCAGGGCGTCGAAGGCAACGAGCAGGTCATCTCCGCCGAGCGGGCCCTCGCGGACCAGACGAACAATTTGCAGCTGGCTTACATCGCCTGGCAGAAAGCGATTCTGGCGGCCCAGAAAGCCCTCAACACCAAGAGCGCGGGTGGTAACACTCAGCTCGCCGACTACCAGGCCCAGCTGAAGAAGCTGCCCGCCGACACCCAAAAGGTCGCGCTCGCGATCGTCGACCTGATCAAGCCGGGTGGCGCTTTCGAGAAGATGCGCAACCGGCTGTCGGAGAAGATCTTCGGCCCGATCTCGTCGGACACCGGCAAATTCAAGGACGTCCTCGGCGACCTCGAAAAGCTGCTCTCCCCGGTCGCGGACGCCATCGGCGGCATCGCGAAGCAGGCTCTGGCGTGGTTGTCGAGTCCGGACTGGAAAGCGTTCTTCGAGCGCACCGGCAAGAACAGCGCCGTCATTCTCCAGCAGATGGCGACCGCCGCGTTCAGCATCGCCGACGGCATCAAGAACATCGTCGATGCGGCGACCCCGTTCACCAACTGGCTCGTTGGTGCGGTCGCCGGTGTAGCGAAGGAATTCGGCAACTGGAGCAAGAGCACCAGCGGTAAGAACGCGGTCGTCAGCTTCCTCGACAACACCGAGCGGCGGATCAAAGAGATCTGGCCGATCATCAAGGATTTCGCGGCCGGGTTCGCGGGATTCTTCGAGGCTCTCAACGCGCCGAGTAAGGCGGGCGCGGGCGACGACTTCACGTCGAAGTTCAACAAGGGTCTCGCCGGAATGGCGAAGACGTTCCGCGATCTCGGTGAAGAGGCGGCGAAGCCGAACAGCGGGTTCCGCAAGTGGCTCGGCGAAGTCGGGCCACTGCTCAAGAACATCGTCCACTTCCTCGGCCAGGTCGGCACTTTCTTCGGCGGCCTGTTCTCCGACAAGCGCAACATCACCGAGGCCAAGAACATCCTCAAGGAGATTGGCACCAAGTGGCTGCCGACGCTGGTCAGTGTCTTCGGGCAGCTCGCCAGTTCCGGCCTGATCTCCAAACTCGGCGAATACATCTCCAACATTTTCGTCGCCGTCGACAAGTTCCTGAAAGCGGGCGGCCTCGACTCGCTAAAGATCGTCCTCGACGACGTCGTGCAGGCCGGGAAGATCCTCAACGGACTCGTCAGCGCGTTCACTGCCCTGCCCGGTGTCCTGAAGATCGTCGGCGCGTCCATCGCTGCGGTGTTCGGCCTGGCCCTGCTGACCCAGCTGTCCGGCATCTCCCTGGTTCTCAAGGGCCTGTTCGGTCTGTTCAAAGGGATCGCCGGGGTCGTCCGAGACGTCCGTGTCCCCAAGGTCGACACCTCCACCGAACCCAGCACCGGCAGCAGCGGCAAGAAGCCCGGCATCGTCAGCCGGATCCGCAACCGCAACAAGCCCCTTGAGGACCCCGGCGCCCCGAACCTGAACCGGCCGACCAGCAGCCGGGGCACCGACGCACGTAACACCACGGAACCGCAGACCGGCACCCGCAACTCCGGCGGCGGTCTGGTCAACCGCACCGGCGAGAACCAGCCGACCAGTCGGTACCGGCGAATCGTCAACACCGCCAACACCAACCTCAAAGACTCGTTGACCGGCGCCAGTGACCCGACCTCCGTGATCAAGCGGATCGAGGAATACACCCGCCTCATCGAGATCAACACCCGCCGCCGGGGCAGCACCGGCGGAACGGGTGGCTCGGGCACCACCGAGCCCCGGGGTGGCGGCTCGGGAGGCGGCGGCGGTCGTCCAAGCGATCCGACCAAGCCGACCGGCACCGGCGGCAAGACCGGCCGCCCCAGCTACACCGGCGGCGGAGCGACCGCGTTCCCGACCCGGGACTCCATTCGCGACCAGATCGACCCGTACGGCAACAGCACCCGCAGTCAGCGAACCACCGGGCTCGGGCGCACCTACGAGTACAGCAGCGCTCAGACTGAGACCAACCGCAAGCGGCAGGACATCGGCCTCGGCCCGGTCACCCCGTCCACCAGCTACAAGCCGGGAACGCTGAGCGAGGACAGCCCACGCCGTCAGGCGACCACCACCGGGTACAGCCCGGAACGCCAGGCCGCCAACGAGCGGCGCAAGAAGGCCAAGCTTTCGCCGCTGCCCCCGGACATCGGTACCGACTCGCGAACCACCGCTGTCACCGGCAACACCGACGTCGGCGCGGCCGACCCGAATGCTGTCCATAACTTCCCGGTCACTGCGGGCGGCCCGACTGACAAGGACAACCGCTACCGGCAGGTCGAGAACGCGCGCCGTAGCCGCACCGGCCTTCCTCCACTGCGTCCGGATGAGCCTGCGCCCCGGCCGACGCCGACGGCGAACAAGAACCTGCCCTACCAGCAGCAACAGCGCCTCAACAACGTCGTGCAGTCGCAGACCGAGCGGCGGCATGTCCCGTCATTCGATGGGAACGGCCAGCCCGGCCAGCGCCCCGACGTGTCGATCGCGCCGATCGAGGAAACCCCGGGCACCGGCCGGGCCGTACAGCCGCGTGACCCTAAGACCGGCCGATTCCTGCCCAAGTCGCCTGCCCAGCAGGCGTCTTCGTCTGCGCCGGTTCGCAATGCCAAAGGCCAGTTCACAAAGCCGGAGCCGGAGCCGACCAGCCGCCGGGACCGGCGCCGCCGGGCGCTGGAGCAGGCCCAGTACAGTCCTCCCTCCGATCTCGATGAAGGCGTCGAGATCGGAGGTGTGCCCGAGGAGAAGCCGTCGAAGAAGCGCCGGGCGCTCAACCGGCTGTTTCCGTCCGACGACAGCGGCTCGGTGGGGCTGGGCATCGGTACTCGTGACGACGACATCGACGACGGGACCGCCCGAAGCCGCAAGAACCGCACCACCAAGAAGCCCAGCCGGGGCGGCAAGGTCAAGGGCCTGCTGGGTGGGCTGTTTGGTGGGCTGACGGGCGCTTCGGCTGGCGAGGACCCGGAGTACGACGAGGGTTATGAGGCCGGGTACGCCGACGCCGTCGGGGGTTCCGGCGGCTCCAACGGGCCCGGCCGGGGCGAGGGCAAGAAGGGTCGTCGGGGCAAGGGCGGTGCCGCCTCAGCTGTCGAGGGCGAACTTGAGGACGAGTTCGGCGGCACCAAGGGCCGCCGTAGTAAGTCGCTGGGCTCCGTCGAAGGCTTTGTCGAGAGCGAGGCCGAAGAGAACCTCGGTCGCGGCGGTAAGGGTCTGCTCGGCAAGCTCGGCGGCGGCCTCGGCAAGGGCCTAGGCGCGGGCCTGGCCGGTGCCGCGATCTCCGGCGGCCTGGAGCTGGGCGGCGACGCCCTGATCGACAAGTTCGTCAAGAACGACAAGGACAAGGGCAGTCTCACCCGCGCTGTCGGTGCCGTCTCCAACGGCGCCAGCATCGGCTCGACGATCGGTGGGTTCCTCGGTCCGGGAGGCGCGCTCATCGGCGGCGCGCTCGGCGGTGTCGCCGGTGGCATCTACAGCTTGTTCAAGGACAAGAATCTCCGCGACTTTGTCGAGAAGAAGCTGGCCAATGTCGGCCACATCATTGCCGACGGTTTCAAGAGTGCCCTTGATGGTGTCGGGCGTTTCTTCAAGTTCTTGAAGGACGGCTGGAAACAGGCCTTCGACATCGTCGGTCACTTCTTCGCTGACGTCGGCAAGTCGATCGGTCACTTCTTCGAAGGAATCGGGAAATGGGCTGCGCAGGCCGCGACCACTGTGGTCGGGCTGTTCCTGGACTTCCTGAAGTTCTGGTATGTCACCTTGCCGCTGACGGTCCTCAAGTTCCTGTTCGTGACGTTGCCCGGCTACGCCGTCAAGGCTGTCGTCGGACTCGTCACGATCTTCCTGGACTTCCTGAAGTTCTGGTACATCACCCTTCCGCTGACGATCCTGAAATTCTTCTTTGTCACGCTGCCGGGTTACGCCGCCAAGGCCATCGGGTTCCTCCTGAAGGGCTTCGCTCAGTTCCTGCACTTCTGGTTCGTCGACCTGCCCAACAAGGTCGAAGACTTCTTCATCAAGCACCTGCCCGCTTCGCTGGGTAAAGGCTTGGCCTTCTTCAAGTCGATCTTCTTCGACCCGATCGCTAATTTCTTCGGCAACACGATCCCGAACTTCTTCACCAAGGACATCCCGAACGCGATCAGTAAGATCGGGCCGTTCCTGAAGAACGCGCTGATCGGGCCGTTCCAGCACTTCTTCGACTTGATGAAGAAGCACGACTTCGGCTACTGGCTGACCCACCCGGGAGACTTCTTCAGCTCCTTGAAGGACGCGTTCATCGACCGGAAGATGTCCGGCGGTCTGATCAAGGGCGTCTACCAGGGCGTCGAAGACAAGGCATTGTCCTGGGTCACCCCCGGCGAGATGGTCATTCGTCGTTCCAAGACCCAGGAACCCGGCGCGAAGATGTTCCTCCAGGACTTCAACGAGCGCGGCATGGAAGCCCTCTACTCCGGACTCTCCGCCTCCACGAAGCCGCAGGTCATGAGCATGGTCGCCCCCGAGGCACAGGGCCTGACCGGCCGCGTCCCGACGGTCGTGAACAACACCGTGAACCACGCCCCGGTGATGGGCGACGTGACCATCAACAACCCCGTGCGGGAGAAGTCGGAGTACTCCCTGCGCCGCCAGGTTCAGCTAGCCGCTATCCGGCACCGGCGATGAGAGTAGGGGTTTAGGTGAGCAGCCCACTATCCGCGAACTCTTCGCCTGAGTGGTGGTCCATCATCGACACCGACGGCAGCGAGATCAGTCTTCATCAGTGGGGCTGGTCGGTGACCACCGTCGGCGGCAGCCGCTATGACCTCCCGCCGCGGCGCGGCTCCGACATGACCATGGCCTACCGGCCCGGCCAGATCCACCGGCGCAAGCTGCCGGACGCCCGGCCGATGAGCCTTGTCATGTTCATGGTCGGCTGGGATCCCGCCACCGGCGACGCCCCGCCCGATCAGCGTCTGCAATGGAACGACAACTGGGACCAGCTTCGGCGCATCGTCTACCGCAACAGCCTCGCCGACGACCAGCGGGTCAAGCTCACCCGCCGCTGGTTTCTGACCGCGCCCGAGTTCGGCACCACCCGACAGACCGACGAGTGCATCCAGGGCGACCCCGGTGTTCCCGCCTCCGGTCAGGCCCGGCTGTTGAAGGCGTTCGCCTGGGCAGAGATGACCGGCACCATGGACCCCGCCATGACCGGCCGGTTCCGCTCGGATTTCCAGCTCGACTTCACCCTGGCCGACCCCTACTTCTATGGCGACACCGTCACCGTCGACATGCGCCCCGGCGACGTGGTCCACGTGTGGAACGACGGTCACGACGTGGCCGCCTCCGGTTACCTCCAGGTCGACTTCTACGGCTCGCTGACCAACCCGCGGATCACCAACTACTCGACCGAACCCGACAGCTGGGTGCAGTACAACGGCACGATCAGCTCGTCCAGCCAGATCGAGATGGTCATCAACCGCTTCCAGTGCCAGGACGTGTCGGCCAACGTCAACAAGATCGGCAAGGTCACCAGCTACGGCGCCCGGTTCTGGGTCAACCTGCTGCCCGGCGCCAACAAGATCGGGTTCCAGGCCAGCTCCGGCAGCGGGCACGCCGTGCTCACCTTCCGGCCCCCCTACGTGTGAGGCCGATGTGGACAGCCTGAGTTTCTACGACGTCGAGACTGGCTTACTGGTCACCGGCCTCGATCTGGGTGCGGTCAACCGCAGCACCAGCGACGACACCACGATGCGGGTCTACAACAACAGCAGTGCCTACCAGTGCGAGAACGTCACCGTCTTGATCATCGGCTCCGCCGCCGACCAACTCTGGCTCTCCGACGACGGCGAGGTCTTCACCGCGACGATCGAGGTCGGCGACATCCCTCCGCAGTCCTACAGCCCCATTTTCACCTTGCGCCGAGTCACCGGCCAGACCGCCACTGAGCAGGCCTTTACGGCCGGTCTCCGGGCGTACCCCGCCGACTGGGTCAGCCCAGTCGACTCCACCACCTCCGGCGTCACGCCGCTCGACACCTCGGACAGCTGATATGGCGATCACCGCAACCGCGTACGGGCAGTTCCTCGCCAGCCTCGGCGAGGGCGACATCGACTTCACCAGCGACGGAATCTGGGTCGCTCTGTGGACCGGCACTTACTACACACCGGACTTTGACAACGACTCCGACTATTTCACGTTTCGTCATGACTCTGAGCTTCCGGAGGAAGCGACTACCGGCACACTGGACTCCGACACGGTCTACAGCTGGAACGGTCAGCAGCTCAAGAGCGTCTCCTGGAGCTATGACCCGGTCAAGAAGGCCGCGATGCTGACCGCCGACAGTGTCACCTGGTCCGCTCTAACCGGCGTCGTGCGGTACGCCATCGTCTACAAATGGGTCACCCAGTCGGTCGACAACATCATGATCGGCTGCATCGACTACGGCACCGATCAGATCAAGAACAGCGAGTCGTTCACCGTCGACTTCTCCAACGGCGTCGTCGCCCTGGCGCAATGACCATCACTGTCCGGGTCGGTATCAACGGCCTTCCCGCCACCGCTGACACAGGCAGCGACTCAACGCTGATCGGTGTGCGC